TCGAACCAGAACATACGACTGCCACAGGACATATCAAGAATGGTTGCCGATTCGCTCACTGTTTACCTCCTGCAACGCTACCCGGTACGCCTTCTTTATCCACGCTGTACTGCCATATAACTTCGTCTTCATAAAAAACACACCTGCACGGCTCGCCGATATCCCCGGACAGGCTAACAGCACTGCATCCACCACACGGTTATGCTTCCGGAACTCCATTACAGTACTGCTGATAACCACCTGTCCCACCGGGCCGTAATCCTGATACAGGATTTTCACGCAGACACCCTCCTGTCGAAATAAACGTAGTTATTCACTGTGCGCAGCGGCATTCCAAATTTTCTGGCGATTTCTCTCCTGGACACGCCACGCTGATGCAGCTGTCGCGCCAGCTCAATATCACTCTGCGGATATTTTGCTGACTGGTGATAATCACCCCGTAACATCATACTAATACCCAGTTCCCGCGCTTTCGTTCTGACCGCAGCCTCACTACGACCAATAAGCATCCCGATGCATTCCACCGTCATTGTTCCCGCACACTGCCGTAGAATCAGTATCTCGGCACGCACCCACTTTTTCACGATACGAGCTCCTGAAATCCACCCCTGTAAAAAGCCAGTACCCGCTGCATTGATTCGCTGTTACGACATTCCCGGCAAATTACGTTCTGGTGCCGGTCGTAGGGTTGTACTCCGGCCTTACCCTGTTTTTGTGCTGGTTTGCGGATAACCCTTGATTTTTTTGCCGAACTTGCCAGCCATTCACGGTAAACTCTCTCTGAAAGGAATACCCCTTTTCCGCTGACAACATACACTTCGCCCTGGCTCACCAGCATCTTCAGGTACCGGCGAATGGAATCATGTGAAGCATATGTTGCCGATGCCAGTTGTGGCATTGTCATACGCCCGTTTTTACGTACAAGGTCAACGATGTGACGCTGTAACCTTTCCCGCTGTTCTTCGGTATAAATAGCCCCCATAAACTCTCCTGAGAAAATAACTTCATGACCTCAAATCAGCACTTACCCCCTGAACCCCGGCGGAATTTCGGTATCCGGTTCAGAAATGTGATTCACGCAACGCTGTACAGGCGAACGCCCCAGACGAATAACCAGCTCATCCCATTTTTCCCGGAGTTTTGCCGGACTCATGATGTTTTTTACCCAGAACGAATCCCGCTGGACACGCCCAAACATTTCACAAATCTGCCGGTGACTACGTCCATCCAGCATACGCATCATGCGCACATCATTCGCCCAGGTCGTCCAGTTAGGTTCTCTGGGGCGTGATACCTCACCATCATCACTGGCGGCCTGTTCATACAACGCAACAACCCGTCCCCAAATCCACTGCGCACAGGCGACATCCTCACGGGTACCCCACTGTCGCTTCTGCACATTCCAGGTATGCGCATCCGGGTGTTTCTCCAGAAATCGCTCAACTGGTGATGATTGTTTTTTGTCCGGCAGTGAAACGTCAGGACAAGAAGATCTTTTATCTGACGGATCAGGTTTTAATACTGACGGATCGGGGTCAATCATCGCCCCCCTAATCGGCAGTTTTTTATCAACCGTTGATCCATCAAAATTTGACGGGTCAACCGTTGAGGGGTCAATATTTGACGGGTCAACTGTTAACGGGTCATTTTTTGCCGGGCTAATTTTTCTTTTCGGTTTATATGACTCACGCGCCGCCGCAGCTGCTGCTTCGAGTTTTTCCACATTAAGCCGATAGATATTGCTTACATTACGCCCACCGACCTTACGCTCTTCCTTCGTCAGCCAGCCCTCTTTCGCCAGTTCTGCAATAGCCGATTTCACTGTGGATTCACTTCTTGCACCGATCTGACGCCGGATAGTTTCAATAGCAGGCCATGACACGCCCTCGTCATTGCTGTAGTCTGCAAGACGGGCCATCACTGCCACCCGGGATAAGATCATGCCGGTGAAGGCGCATCCTTCCCAGACAAGACCATGAAGCTTGCTGCTCATAAAACCCCCGAACACCGTGCTGTTAGTGCATCACCACGGCATTTCCTGCCGGGCCGCCGCGATTCATCTGGTCATACAAAACAACCGCTGACGCAACAAAATCGTCGACATCTTTCACCAACCGATCCCTCCGTTCGACAATCTCACGGTAATACTCAGAACTGTGGCTGCGCATACGGGCCACCAGCAAAGGCGGCATCGCCTTTTCGATCGCCGGTAACAGAGCCTGCATTTTTTCAACAGCATCAGGGGTGTCTTTATCCAGCCAACGGAAAATTTTCTGGGTATTACGGGCCAGGGCTTCCGGATGGCTGTCGTCGTACAGTTCCGGGAACGTCATTCCCAGTTCGAAATAAGTCCGGGCTATTTCAGCTGCAGGAACTTTCTCACCATCAGGGTATGCCCAGGCATTCATCGCCATGCGGATATGCTCATGTTTGATTTTCATGAATCATTTGCCTCTTGATGCTTCGGGTATGATCGTTTTCGTCATTTGGTTGCTTCATCGACATATTCTGCGAATAACATGACGAGCGTCGTAAGTATGTCCAATCAACATCAGGACGAAGTTCTTCACACAGGACACCACCTTTTGTTGCTCGTTCAATCGCAGGACATCTCTCAGCAGGCAACTGACGTACACCTTTGATCCATTGATTTACGCTTGGAGGAGATACACCTAAAAGCCTAGCCATTGCTGATTGCCCACCGACAACAGCACAAGCTCGTTTGAATGAATAGTTATCTTTTTTCATCGAATGAACTCCAAAAAACACACAATAATATTAGGCTTAGCCTAATGTGATTGTCAATAGGCTATGCCTAACGCTTCGAGAGTAGGTATTGCCTAACGCGATGCGCATAGGAGACTATTAAGCAATGCTTAGTGGTAAAGACTTAGGCCGAGCGATAGAGCAGGCCATTAACAAAAAAATTGCATCAGGAGCCGTCAAATCAAAGGCGGAAATCGCACGTCATTTCAAAGTCCAACCACCATCAATCCATGACTGGATTAAGAAAGGTTCGATAAGTAAAGACAAACTTCCAGAACTATGGCGTTTCTTTTCTGATGTGGTTGGTCCAGAGCATTGGGGGCTTAACGAATACCCCATACCAACCCCATCCACTTCAGATACAAAAAGTGAACTTTTAGACATAAACAGCCTTTATCAAGCCGCCTCTGATGAAAAAAGAGCAATTGTGGCTTTCCTCTTATCTGGAAATGCTACGGAGCCTAGTTGGGTTGATCATGACGTTCGCGCCTACATTGCCGCAATGGAAATGAAGGTAGCTAACTATCTGAAAAATCAAGAATCAAAACGGAAAAGCCAGAACATCACCAAGACAGGAACTTAAACTTATATGGTCCGACGGGAAATTCCTAGTTCCCGTTAGTTAACTCCTACTACCTCTCCCACAAACCATCACCTATTAGGTCGCACCCAAATCATTAGGCATAGCCTATTGACAAGCAATTAGGCATTTCCTATAGTTTTCCCATACCAACCCATCCCGTCCCACACAATACAGGGCAATACCTAGAGTTACCCGGTAGTGGTCAGGGATTAAGTAGCCAGCCCGAGGCGTATGAACATGACGGCGGGAACACTTTGTATAACAGCGCAGCAGGTTTTTAGTTCCGCTACCCCAGCGTTAAGGGGAAATGAGGTCAACATGGATACTATCGATCTTGGCAACAACGAATCTCTGGTGTACGGCGTGTTTCCCAACCAGGACGGCACATTCACCGCGATGACGTATACCAAAAGTAAAACGTTTAAAACCGAAACTGGCGCTCGTCGCTGGCTGGAAAGAAATTCAGGTGAGTGATATGGATTTCGACGCAATCATGGAAAAGGCTTACGAAGAATACTTCGAAGACCTTGCCGAAGGCGAAGAAGCTCTCAGCTTCAGTGAGTTTAAACAGGCGCTTTCCAGTTCGGCAAAATCTAACGACTGATAAGCGAAGCGGCACCGCGAGGAATCAGTATGCAGAAACGAGAACCCGTCATCATCGCACCAGACTATACCGAGGATGAAATTTACGAATGGATGTGCGGAAAGATACGCGCCATTAATGACCTGAAGCAGGCCGCTGACTACAAAGAGCGCCTCTCTAAAGAACTGGTGTCAGCGGAGCAGGATATTACCACTCTGGCAAAAAGCGCGGCATTAAACGTTTCGCGAGTGATTGAAAACTACTGACCAATGAGCTCAAGTAGTTCTCCGCAGATGAAGTGCGTGCGCCGGACACGGATAAACCTCCGGCATGCTCTTTAACAATCTGGATATTCCTAACCACAAAGAAATCGCATCAATTTGGATTTTGTGGGCAACTTCTCTTGTTGTTCGATGGAGACGCCTATTTTGATCTGTGTTTTTAAGATCGCAATATCTTTAAGTGATGACCAAATATGATCATCTGTTTTTTCCAGAGTTTTTAACTGAATTTTCAATTCCGAATCAGAATATTTTTCTGCATCATCAAAAAGCTGCAAATATTCTGCGGATTTTCTCATGGCATTACCTGACTTTTGTCCGAATCCATAAATCGTTTGGACGGTTGCGATCACAACAATAAAAACGCCAGAAATTTCCGGAATGAATCCGCCAATGACAGATGAACCGAGGATAATACTCACTACTGAGAGAAGTTTATCGAGACGACCAGTCGCTACAGAAAACAGTTGCTCAAGAAAATAGCCATATAAAATTCTGTCAAGAATATCATCCCGGTCCATACACCATCACCTGTTTGTGCTCTTTGCTCTGTCATATGATTTCCTTGGATCGTTGGGGATATCCAGATTATACAGATTTCCTGTCGTTGGGGAATGACGGAAACCACCTCGCCTGACGTGGTTAAAAGCAGGCACACAACACGAAAGCGCACGGCGAAGTTCGTCTCACTGTACGGTGTCGTTAAATTTAATTCGACCGTGCGCTTCCGGTTGTGGCAATCCGCGAAATGGCGCGGCGGTAAGTATGGCGAGGCTATCCTTTCCTCGAGATAACACCGGGTTGCCAGGTTGACCATACGCCTGAGTGACAACCCTGCTGCAACAACCCATGTTGATTACCTTTTGGCGGGTATCCGTTTTGCTTTCCCCGTGATACCCGCCCTTTTTAAAGTGAATTTTGTGATGCGGTGAATGCGGCTCAGCGCACGCGGAACAGTTAAAAAGGCCAGTTGACTTCCGTATTGGTTCTTATGGGTGGGTTCTCTGTATCCGGCGTTAATTATTAACTGGTTAACGTCACCTGGAGGCACCAGGCACCGCATCACAAAATTCATTGTTGAGGACGCGATAATGGAAACGTTATTACCAAACGTCAATACGTCTGAAGGTTGTTTTGAAATTGGTGTCAGAATCAGTAATCCTGTATTTACTGAAGATGCCATTAATAAGAGAAAACACGAACGGGAGCTATTAAATCAAATATGCATTGTTTCAATGCTGGCCCGTTTACGCCTGATGCAAAAAGGACGCTGACAATGAATACAACATTTGCACTCGTTCTGACAGTTCATCTTGTTTCCGGCGAATCTCTTGAGCTGGTGACAGGCTTATACGGTTCAATGAAAGAATGCATAGCTGCCGCAGATGAACAGAAAATTCCCGGTAACTGTTATCCGGTCGATAAAGTTATTCGCATGGATAATAACGAAATCCCGGCAGGACTTAAAACAGCACCGTAATTAATATCCGGTTTCATTTTTATATGCCAGCAATGGCAGGGATTTGTTCACCCTTAAATCTGTAATGAGGTAAAACAAAATGAGTAAAGTCTTTATTTGCGCCGCCATTCCGGACGAACAGGCAATAAAGGAAGAAGGTGCAGTTGCTGTAGCCACTGCCATTGAAGCCGGTGACGAACGCCGCGCCCGTGCCAAATTTACCTGGCAATTCCTGGAGCAATATCCGGCTGCTCAGGACTGCACTTATAAATTTCTTGTCTGCGAGGATAAACCCGGCATGCCCCGCCCTGCCATCGACTCCTGGGATACCGAATATATGCTGGAAAACCGCTGGGATGAGGAATCCGCTTCCTTTATTCCGGTCGAACCAGAGCCGAATACAGAAATTGTTAACTTTAATCAGTTGTCCGACGACAAGCAGGCCGCTGTTCTCGTTAAGTTCGGCGCACATGAAAACGTCACCGTGGATATGGTCATCAACGCAAGCGGGCTTCTCGGCGATGACGACATGATGACTTTTGACGGGCACCTCGCAGAGGCAATTATCCGGACTAAAGAAATTAACGCCATGTATCCGGAACGTCAGATTGAATACATCAACGATGCCAGACGTGATTTAAAACCAACCACCAAATGGCCAGACATTCAGGCATATTTTCTCGACCGTAAAAAACGCCTGGAAAAGGAGCGCAAAGAAAGTGGTGCATATACTTCTGTTGTTGATCTTTCCCACGCCAGAGTCAACCGGCAGAACACTGAAAACTCAGTAGCAAAAATCAACCTAGTCACTGCCGCCATTCGTCGCGAATACAAGCAGACATGGAAAACGCTGGATGAAGAACTGGCCTACGCTCTGTGGCCTGGCGATATTGATGCCGGATACATTGACGGCAGCATCCATCGCTGGGCAAAAAATGAAGTTATCGACAAAGATCGCGAAGACTGGAAGCGCATTTCCGCATCAATGCGCAAACAACCCGATGCCGTTCGCTACGACCGTCAGACTATTTTTGGCCTTGTCCGTGAGCGTCCGATCGACATTCACAAAGATCCCGTAGCATTGAACAAATACATCACTGAATACCTGGCGACAAAGGGCGTGTTTGAGGATGAAGAAACAGACCAGAACACTGCTGATATTCTCCAGCCGTCAGCAGCACAAACTGATGCAGTGGAAACTGAAGTATCTGATACCCAAAAAAATGAAAGCACGCTGGAAACTGAACCATCTGTAGAGCGTGATGGGCCGTTCTACTTCCTTTTCACTGATAAGGATGGCGAAAAATATGGTCGTGCAAACAAACTTTCTGGTCTGAATAAGGCGCTGGCTGCAGGGGCTACTGAAATCACGAAAGTAGAATATTTTGCTCGCAAAAACGGTACATACTCAGGTTCACAACAAAATACTGGTGCATCTGACACGACCGCACAACCAGAGCCGGTAAAAGTTACCGCTGACGAAGTAAACAAAATTATGCAGGCAGCCAATATCAGCCAGACTGACGCCGATGAACTGCTTGCAGTATCACGTGGTGAATTTGTTGCAGGGATTAGCGATCCGAATGATCCGAAATGGGTGAAGGGGATTGAAACCCGCGATTCTGTGAACCAGAACCAGCAAGAAACGGAACAGAACGACCAGAAAGCGGGACAAAACAGCCCAAATACGCAACAAAACGAACCAGAAACGAAACAGGTTAAACCAGTAGCGCAACAGGAGCCGGAAAAAGCCTGCACCGCCTGCGGTCAGACCGGCGGCGACAACTGCCCTGATTGTGGTGCGGTGATGGGTGACGCAACATACCAGGAAATATTCGATGAAGAGAATCAGCCTGAAGTTCAGGAAAATGATCCGGAGGAAATGGAAGGCACTGCGCATCAGCACAAGGAGAACACTGGCGGCAATCAGCATCATGCCAGCGATAGTGAAACTGGCGAGGCGTCAGATCTCTTAATTAAGGCGAACGGTCATCATAATCTCACATCCACCAGCAGAGCGGGGATTCATCTGATGATCGACCTTGAAACCATGGGAAAAAATCCTGATGCCCCGATTATCTCAATAGGTGCAATATTTTTCGATCCGCAAACCGGAGATATGGGACCGGAATTTAGTAAGACTGTCGATCTGGAAACTGCTGGCGGAGTCATTGATCGGGACACCATTAAATGGTGGCTGAAGCAATCACGTGAGGCGCAGTCTGCCATTATGACCGATGAAATCCCGTTAGATGATGCACTACTGCAATTGCGGGAATTTATCGACGAAAACTCCGGTGAATTTTTTGTTCAGGTCTGGGGTAATGGGGCCAACTTCGACAACGTGATTTTACGCCGTTCATACGAACGACAGGGTATCCCCTGCCCGTGGCGCTACTGCAACGATCGCGATGTACGCACAATCGTTGAGCTGGGGAAAGCCATAGACTTCGATGCCAGAACTGCTATCCCATTCGAAGGTGAGCGCCATAATGCACTGGATGACGCCCGTCACCAGGCAAAATACGTTTCAGCTATCTGGCAAAAACTGATCCCGAATCAGGCTGATTTTTAATGTTCAACCGTCGCCAGTTGTCGTTGATATTCTGCAACTGGCGCGTTCCGGAGTGATAGCCATGAGCGAACAGTACCTGATAACGCTCGACGAGTGGAAACCAAAACGGTTCAGTCTCCCAATAACAAACACTACCCTGGTGAAATACGGAAAACTAGGATACATCGTTCCAAGACCACAAAAAATTCGTGGGCGTTGGCTGATAGATCGCCGAGCAGTATTTGTTGGGCCTGGTGAAACAGGAATTGCGCCGGTAATTCATACTGGCGATGATGATGCACTGAAGGAGATTTTAACTCATGTCACCGAGGCCACGAAAAAACAGCACTGACGTAGCCGGACTTTACGAAAAATTTGATCGCAGAACTGGCAGAGTTTACTACCAGTATAAAAACCCTGTGACTGGAAAATTTCACGGGCTCGGAACAGACAAAGGTAAGGCAGAAAAAATCGCTTCCACAGCCAATCAGCGAATAGCTGCAGCAGAGGCTGAATATTTCATGCGCAAAATTGATGAAAGTCCGTCAGCAACAAAGCGTCGGGGTATCAGATTAAAGGCATGGGTTGATCGATATCTGAAAATACAGGACACGCGACTGAAAAATGGAGATATTGCAGCTACAACTCACAAAGAAAAAGCCCGAATGGCTGCATACCTGGTTTCCCGTCTGGGTAATCACCCATTGAAAGAACTGGAAGTAAGAGACTTTGCATTAATACTGGATGAGTGGCTGGATAAAGACATGGTCAGCACAGCGAGAGTAAATCGTGGATTATGGGTTGATATTTATAAAGAAGCACAGCATGCAGGGGAAGTTCCTCCTGGATGGAATCCTCCGGAGGCTACCCGTAAACCGATCCCTAAAGTAACTAGAGCCAGGCTCACCCTGGAAGACTGGCAAAAAATTTACAACGCAACGCCTGAAAAACACTTTATCCGTAACGCAATGCTTCTTGCGATTGTTACTGGTCAGCGCCGTGATGACATTTGCCACATGCGTTTTTCAGATGTGTGGAACGAACACTTGCATATCACCCAGGGAAAAACCGGAATGCGCCTGGCGTTACCGCTTACACTACGCTGTGATGCCATTGGGATAACGTTAAAAGAAGTTATTGATGGGTGCCGAGACAGAATATTAAGTCCATATCTAATCCATAGTAGGCACCAGAAACAACCAAAACCGATGAGTAAAGACAACCTGAGCGATTACTTCGCCAAAGCGCGAGATCTGGCTGGAATAATTCCACCAGCAGGAAAAACACCGCCAACATTTCATGAACAACGCTCCCTGTCAGAACGGTTGTACCGCGCACAGGGTGTCGATACAAAAACATTACTGGGACATAAAGTCCAGGCTACCACCGATCGCTATAACGATACCCGAGGTCAGGAATGGGTTAAGTTGGTTATTTAACAAACATCATATGGAATATCCGTCACCATTTCAGGAAAAAAGTGTTGTAAAATGCGTGCCCTGGTTTTGGGGAAAAGTTTTGGAGAGATTTTGGAGAAAGGAAAAAATTGAATAAATTCAAAATCCTGAAAGTGCCCCGCCTTATGAATAAAAAGGTGGAACTCGAATGATCGGTCGACTGCTTCGCGGCGGTTTTATGACCGCTATCTACGCGTACCTGTATATCCCAATCATTATTTTGATTGTGAACTCCTTTAACAGCTCGCGCTTTGGCATCAACTGGCAGGGTTTTACCACCAAATGGTATAGCCTGCTGATGAACAACGACAGCCTGTTACAGGCAGCGCAGCATTCACTAACAATGGCGGTGTTTTCGGCGACATTTGCTACGCTTATCGGTTCACTGACGGCAGTTGCGCTGTACCGTTATCGCTTTCGTGGTAAGCCGTTCGTTAGCGGAATGCTGTTTGTGGTGATGATGTCACCAGATATCGTGATGGCGATTTCGCTGCTGGTACTGTTTATGCTGCTGGGAATTCAGCTTGGCTTCTGGTCGCTGCTGTTCTCTCATATCACCTTCTGCCTGCCATTTGTGGTGGTGACGGTGTATTCGCGCCTGAAAGGTTTTGACGTGCGGATGCTGGAAGCGGCGAAAGATCTCGGTGCCAGCGAATTTACCATTCTGCGAAAAATCATACTGCCACTGGCAATGCCAGCGGTGGCGGCGGGCTGGGTGTTAAGCTTTACCCTGTCGATGGACGATGTGGTAGTTTCTTCGTTCGTCACCGGACCAAGTTATGAAATTCTGCCGTTAAAAATTTATTCGATGGTCAAAGTCGGCGTATCGCCGGAAGTTAACGCGCTGGCAACCATATTACTGGTGCTGTCGCTGGTGATGGTTATTGCCAGTCAGCTTATTGCTCGTGATAAAACGAAAGGTAACACAGGGGACGTTAAATGAAAAAATGGTCACGCCACCTGCTCGCGGCGGGTGCTCTGGCACTGGGCATGAGCGCCGCTCACGCCGATGACAACAACACGCTGTATTTCTACAACTGGACCGAGTACGTGCCGCCAGGACTGCTTGAACAGTTCACCAAAGAAACTGGTATTAAGGTTATCTATTCGACTTACGAGTCGAACGAAACCATGTACGCCAAGCTGAAAACGTACAAAGACGGTGCCTACGACCTGGTGGTTCCTTCAACCTATTACGTCGATAAAATGCGTAAAGAAGGGATGATCCAGAAGATCGACAAGTCGAAGTTAAGCAATTTCAGCAACCTCGATCCAGACATGCTCAACAAGCCGTTTGACCCGAATAACGACTACTCCATTCCGTATATCTGGGGGGCGACGGCGATTGGCGTTAACGGTGATGCGGTAGATCCGAAATCCGTTACCAGCTGGGCCGATCTGTGGAAGCCTGAGTACAAAGGCAGCCTGCTGCTGACCGACGATGCCCGTGAAGTGTTCCAGATGGCGCTGCGTAAGCTGGGCTACTCCGGTAACACCACCGATCCGAAAGAGATTGAAGCTGCATATAACGAGCTGAAAAAACTGATGCCAAACGTGGCAGCCTTTAACTCCGATAACCCGGCTAACCCGTACATGGAAGGCGAAGTTAACCTCGGCATGATCTGGAACGGTTCTGCTTTCGTTGCACGCCAGGCGGGTACGCCAATTGACGTGGTGTGGCCGAAAGAAGGCGGCATTTTCTGGATGGACAGCCTGGCGATCCCGGCAAATGCCAAAAACAAAGAAGGCGCGCTGAAATTGATCAACTTCCTGCTGCGCCCGGATGTGGCAAAACAGGTTGCTGAAACTATCGGTTATCCAACGCCAAACCTTGCGGCGCGTAAGCTGTTAAGTCCAGAAGTGGCGAACGATAAGACGCTCTACCCGGATGCTGAAACCATTAAAAATGGCGAATGGCAGAATGACGTTGGCGCAGCCAGCAGCATTTATGAAGAGTATTATCAGAAGCTGAAAGCAGGACGTTAATTCAGCAAGCGGGCGGTGGTATTACCGCCCGTTTTTTAGTTAGCAAGGATGTGGCTAATGAGTCAGGACAGTAAAGTTTTATCCCGCGCTTTTCTCGGTATCGGTCTGATATTGCTCGTTATTTCTGCAATCATCTTTTATTACCATTTTACTTTTACCAAAAGCGCGGTTCATACAGAAGGAATCATTGTTGATGCCGTTTGGTACAACAATCACTCAAACGACGTCGATGATAATGGTTCCTGGTATCCAGTGGTTGCCTTTCGCCCTACGCCAGATTACACGCTAATTTTCAATTCGAATATCGGGTAATGACTCCAACTTATT